GGCGTAGCATCTGAACTATTCGCGACTATATTGTTCAATTTTAGTTTACCATCAATAACAGTATTTTCCCAATCTGAACCATAATTTAAATACAAGCTAGTTTCAATATCAGTACTATTATCAACTAAGGCTCTTCCTAAATAATCTCCTGGATGTAATTGACCTCTTCTATCTGGATGACCTAGTCTAAAATCAGCAGAACGTACTTTAGCAGAAAAAGATGGATTGGTATCTAAATTAGATAATTGATGCCCTCCTAAATCTAAATCGCCTTCCATCGCCTTGGAACCATCTAAAGGTAAAAACTTACCTAAAATATCTGGAATTGATGCTAATGTTTCAAAGGTAGCAAGGTTATAATATGTAATAGTCTCCAAAGGAGTGCTAGGATCGATAATGGGTGCTTCTAAAGTAATACCTACTCCAGTTGCTTCGCTTGTAGCAACATACGCTGCGCTATAGTCAATATATACATTTTGAGGTACTCCAGTACCAAAAGTTAATGGGGATAATACTTTTTTTGTTTTTAGATAACTCGTTTCTGGCGTTATTAGGATCGGGTATAAAATCCCTTGTAATGTATACGTCCCAGGGGTCTCTAAATTTTCACTTTGTTGATGAATTATCGCCCAACCAATTTTATTTTCGGTAGGTTTTGATATAATGTAGTTTCTGTCTTCTTCTATTCCCCATTGCTCTTTTAACGCACCGAATAATTCAGTTCTAAAAGCTGCTTGTAATCTAGCAAAGGTTTCTTGTTCTAATGGAAACCCACCAGGTTTTGTAAAATTTATTTGTTTCATGTGTTTTAATTTTATTTTGTTCGAGTGATTATGTCGTCAGGGACACTTTTTGTGTTTACTAGTTTTGACTGTTACGATACTATTGATGATGAATATTCGTAGGCATACGATTCATAGGTTTTTCCTGCTAATTTGTAAAAATTCAGTAAGTTATGATACTTCGTTGTACGTACTTCAATAGCTCCTGCTATTGCTTTTACAGGATCCTCATGTGGTTCAAAATACAAGCTGTTTGTAATTTCTAGTAATTTTTGAGCTCGTTCAATTTCAGATGCATCTCCATCTCCATCAATATCAAAAACTTCAACTTTTCCTTTAATATTTAAATTTTCTGGAATGAATACTCTAAAATTAGCATAATGAATTTCCGTATAATCCTCTCTACTAGCTAAATACAATGGACTCCCTTGATTTGAGGTAATTTCATTGTGTAAATACACTTTTGGTGACAAAAAACCATCCGTTTCATACTCATCATGTAGATAAACAAATTGCAAAGTTGGTTTTAATGTTTCATCAATATATATTAAACCATTAGCCTGTTTTTCTAAGGTAGAATAATTAGGGTTGTATATTTTTTCAGGGTTGAACGCCTCATTTAATAACTTTTCCAAAGAAATTACTTGCCCAGTATGGTTCATGTTATACAAAGTAGTTTCATAAATACTCCTTAGTGGTTTAAACAATACGTTTAACCAACTGTAGTGGGTTTTTTTTCTAAAAATTGGTGGGATTAACAATAACAATAGTTTCTCCCAATGAATTGTGGTATACTGCTTCATTGTTTATTTGTTTATGCGTTTCTATTATCTCTGTAAAATGTATATGGAATGTAGTTTACCTCTATTTTCAAAGCCTCCTTTAAGTTGAAATAACCTGCCTTTGGAATAAAGTATTCTATATCTTGTAATACCCTATTTCCATCTACTATATCTATTCCTTTTACTATATTAAAATCTTCAGGATTATCAGCACTAATTGATGCTATTGCTGTATTTACTTTTTTCAAAATAGGGATTCTAACACCTTCTGATTGCTGAACAGCATCAACTAAATAGGACTGTACAAAAGCACCGTTAAATTCAATGTTTCTTAAGTATTTATTAATAGCTTCTTCAACTGGCTTTACTGAAGGATCGGAAATTAACACCCCATTATTGGTATCAAAAGGATGAGTACTATCACTTGGAAATTTACCATCTTCAATCAAAGCCTTGTAAGGTTCAATATCGTTAGGGCTTATATACACCGTTAATGGATCAACATAAACATCTAGTTTTAACACTAATTGATCACCTTTTGTTGAGGTTATGTGTACTTGATTCCCTGCATCTTTAATACGTGCGATATACTCCTTAAAAGCTGGTAGATCATTTACATTCAAGGCTTCAATATTCCCACTATTTTCGGTAGCTACTTTAATAAAAACAACTCCTACTTGATGATGAAAATAATCAGAAAAAACTTGTGTTACTGTGGTATCTGGTTTAATTACTGTACTTAAATCTACCTCACTTACGGCACAATATTTTACTATTTTTTTAGCATCTAGTTCTGAGGCATCCAAATCAGTGGTATCAAATTGATAAGAACCGTTTTCCCAAATCAAATCTTGTCCATGTACAAAATTTAATGCTTGATTTCTATACCAACTTAATGTATGTGGTCTGGATACTAATGCATTTCTTTCAACTATTTTTTCATGCATCCAAATAGCGGTTGCCATAATATGTACCCAAAGTCTCCATATAGCTACTTTGGATGTATTTGTTAATTCACTTCCTAATGAACCTCTTTCTTTTATGGAAAGAATATCAAGTGTCGAAAGCGAGTCGGCTTTCCCTTTAGCAACAAGAATGTCGCTTTGTATTTCAGCAATTGTACGTGCCATATTTTATTTTTTTAATATAGTTTACCCTGTAAGCAATAGATATACTGCTTATTTACAAGGGTTTATGTCTTTTATATTTCTAACTACTGATTTGTAGTTTCTTCTAGAATGCTCTTACTATTATCCGATAATAAAATCGTCTTCAAGAGTCATGTAATCAATACCACAAATGTTGGCTAACAACAATTCTTCTGCTGTTGCTCCTGTAGCTGGATGTGTATTGTTTGATTCATAATAAGCTACAATATCCTTTTTAAAGGCTGCTCTTCCTACTTTTAAATCTTCATATACTGATATGTCTTCTGTAATATCATATTGATCATTGTCGTCTAACACATCAAATACGGTTTCGATACTTCCATACTCTTGTAAGGCAACATCAAAAATATTTTGATTGTCCTGTGGCTTAATAGTTCCCATCTATTTCTATGTTTTCAAAGTTATTTATATTTAATATTTTCAAATCAAAATTATCATAAGCCAATTGTTTTTCCAGTTCAGCTTCAAGTAATAATTTGTTTATTTTTATATTCCCATTTAAGTAGCTTTCTAAGCCTATTCCTAAAATTGGAAATTCTTTAAAAGACCCTTTATGGGTTCTTAAAATGTTAGCAATATTCTGTTGTGATGCATCTTTAATCACAAAGTCCCCTTGACCAATTAAAAGGTCATCTTCAATATTAAAATCATTCATATGTATTTGGTTTATAAGACTACTAAAACTTCATTTTAGCGTACTAATATTTAAGTGTCACTTTAGTATTCTATACTTAAAGTTAACCACAATTGTATTCTTTATTTCTCGAGAATTATTTTAGCAAAACATGTGGCTCAGAAAGGTAATGACTGACTTATTTTGCTATTGTAAAAATACAGTAAAGTGAAAGTGTTACCTAAAAAACAAGCTTCCCTAATCTGTAGTTTCAGTAAGTTATAATTATAAAGATTCTTTCTGTAACAAGGCTAATAGCAACTCTAATTTAACCATCCCCATGTGTTCTAAAGCGCAGCCTTGATCGCATTTTTTTAACTCTTCTTTTAAATTTATTAATTGTTCTTGTTCTTCTGGTGTCATATTTTTTATTTTGCGGTTACTAATGTTGTTATTTGTGTACTATTATTATTTGCGCCATCAATTACTTGATATACTAAATCACCTTGTAAGTTTGTGAAAACATGCTTACCAGTTCCGTTTGGTATTCCTTCATATAAAAACCCATACTTATTTTTGTTTGCATTAATCCCTGTAGTATCAATATTTAAATTATTTGTGTAAAAATCTCCACTATGCTTAATTGCTGTTAAAAACAAAATACTGTCCGACATTCTTAAATATTGTCCTCTACTAAATACAAATAAGCATTTATTAGTTTGAACGTTGCTAAAAAACATTCGGTCAACTCGTTTACCGCCTATCATGGTATTCCTCATACGACAAGCATCATCAAAAGTCACATCAATATACGTTACTCCATAAGGAGATGCGTTTGATGGCATACCACCTATAGTGACGAATTTCATATCACCGTTATTGCTTAACTTCCCTGTAGTTAATATGTGCAGATTTTCAATTTTTCCTTTATTATTTAAAATGATATTATCCATACAAGTAATTCTTGACAATCCATTTGTTCTATTCTCTGATGCAGAAAATATTTTACATCCTGTACTAAAAGTTGAATAGGAAATTCCATCAGTAATACTCACCTCAATTCTATTGGTTGATGAATATTGGCTATTGCTATTTAAAAATACCGTGTTTTCTAAATTATGAGCGATAAAAGCATCTAGATTTTCAACTACATTTAATTTCGTTTCAATTAACATCGGTTTTGTAGTAGCGGTAGCTGTTTTTTCATTTTCGGAAACAACAACTATTTCAGGTTGAACAAATGGGATTATAAATAAATCTTTACCATTATCAACTGGAGAGGCTATCACTGTTTGCTTATACACATCGTCATTAGTTACTTCCATTCTACCTCCATAAACAATATGTCCTGGACTAGAAGTACCCTCTAAAAATATATTATTTGTAGTACCCAGATTACTAAAATCTTGATAGAATTTTTTTTCTTCTATTAAAGGAAGCACATATTTATGTGTGTCGGTAATATTAATATTGGCAGCGGTTACACCATTGTTACTTCCTAACTTATATACATTATCAGTAGAAGGATTTGCTAACAAATAATTTTGCCAATCAGTATCTGACATTTTATATCGTCTGTAACGTTGTACACGCCAATCTTTATTTACATCTATTTTTTTATCAGCTGAAATACGTCTGGTAATTAACCCCATTCTTTCACCTATTACAACTCCATCTTCATTTTTAATTTGAGTGTCGGTAAAGTCATATGTAAGTAATTCTCCTAAATGCGTAATACTTTCTGCTTGTGTAGAAAATTCCGATTCAGAAATTGCGGTTACTATAATTTTCTCTTCAGGAACGGCTTGGTTTTCTTGAGCTGACATTTGCATATATACTTCTCCGTTATGTACCAGCGTATTAATAACTCCACCAGTTTGCATCATTACTTTAGAATTAGCGTCAATTACAGTCGCATCGGGAGCAATAGAAGTAAAGCGAGGTAATGAATATTTAAAAGTAGCGCCTATAATAGTTTGTAAGCCATTAGTAAACCTTATATAAGAGCCTGCATAGTATGCATTTACAGTAGTAGTATCGCCAACTTGTACAGCTCCTGAGTAATTTGTAGGAAGTGTCATTACAGTAACGGCTGATCCATTTTGTATATCTAACAAAGGTGGATCATAAAACCCATACCCAGTAACAATACCTGTATTTGCAATTGTTTTTTCAATATTTGAAGTATTTGTCCCTTCAATATAATACTTGGTTTGGTAGCCCGACAAAATATATTTTTGTCCTAGTACTAATGCTCCTTTTGCTACTAAGGTTTTTAATGCATCAAAAGTATATTCTTTTTCAGCGCTGGTAGCAGGTTCGATAACCATGCTATCAATTAAATCGCAAAACTGCACTTCAGTAGGCTTGTCTCCCGTTTCGAAGTAGGTTTTTAAGGTTGTTTTTGTTTGTTTCATATGTATACTTATTATTTTTATTCGTGATATAGAACTCGCTAATACTAACTACTATACCTAAAAAGTTCACTTTATAATACAAGTGTTGCGTATAGCGATGCCATATAAGTACTCATCCTAAATGTATAGAATGGAATTATTTTATCTTTTATATTTGGTGTGTAGCCTAGAAATAGGCCGCTAGAATTGTTGGTGTAAAAATACTACCTCAAAGCGGTTTTAAAAAATAATTAACCTTGTAGAATCAGTAGTTTCAGTAAGTTACAAAAAACACAAACACTACTAATTAGTAGCGTTTGTGTTTTTTGTTTTATCTATTCTTTATAAAAATATACTGTACCATTATTAACGGTATCAGTATCTATAAAAGTGGTATTTTCAGTATCGAATATTATTTTAAAATCATCCGTATAATTAAGTATTTCAAAAAAAGAGCCATCTCCAAAAATTTCAATTCCTAAATATTTTTTCAAATGATAAATACATTCACTACAAATTAATTCATTAGCGTTTAGAAATAAATTATAGCTCTTTTTTATGGTTTTAAAAGTGACTTTAAATATTTCCGATTCAAATAAAACTCTTGAAATTTTATTGTTTCGCATACTGTAGGAGCTACTTAAGTCAATACAATTATTGCATCGGTTAATTTTAAAATACCTCATTAAGGAATTGAGCGATTTTGGTTTTTTCATAAGTAAGTTAGTTTAAGTTTAGTTTGGGTTGGTGAAATTTAATAGGTTTAAGGCTTATTCATCATATAGTTCCAAAAATTGAATTTTATTACCTGTTAAAAAAGTTAAAATTAGCGTGGCTATTATTTAATTGCGCAAACTCCCAGTTTGTGCGATAAACGATATTTTTTTTAAATAACCCTCCCAGTTTTAACGTAATAATTCACTCAATTATTATGCCGAAAATTATTAAAAAAAAGCCCTAACCAATTTACGGTTAAGACTTTTTTAACTGTTAAAAACTATTAAATAACATTCGCTGTTCCTACTCCTGTTACAGGGCCTCCTGATACACTTGTTCCATTTACTTCAGTTATTACCTCTCCTGAGCTTACAAAATCAAATATAGCATCTGCCAATTGGGTTGCTATATCTTCTCTTGCATCAGAAGATTTTTGTGCGTTTATTGCTGGATCTCCATCGGGATCTATTGCTATATTTGAATTACTAGTTAGTGCAGCTAAAATTGCTGTTTCTAAAGTTGTTTTTACTAATGCCATACTTATCTCTAATTTAATATTTTTTCTATATCTGTTTTTAAACCCTGTAGCGCTCCAACTGCTGGTCCTGTTCCTTGTACTACCACAATTTTCATAATTTCATCAATTACTTTGGCCAAGGTTTCTTTTAAATTTTTACCTCCATTACTTACCTCTAAACCATCTGTAGTCAAAACTACTTTTGCATCGTCAACGGCTATTTCAAAATTAGCTTCATCAATTTTTGTAGCTACCGCTGAACTATCAGTATGTGTAATAGTTAAGTCTAACGGATCAATATGCACTGATTTACTCATTTCAGTATCCTTATCTTCTACCAAAATATCAACAGCCTCTTTAGTTACCTTAATGTCCGACAGTATTTTTGCTTCTTCATCCTGCACTAAAACTGCTACAGTATCTTTAGTTGCTTTAATTTCAGAAAGCACTTTAGGTTCCTCGTCTTCATTTTCCGAAGGTGCTAGGTAATTAAACACCATATTATCCTTATCAATATTGGCTTTAAACTTTTTACCTACATACAGTTCCAACAAGCTTGCTTTCAGTTTAATTTCAATATATTCAGGATCTTCAGGTTCATCCTCCCCTTCTTTAACAGGAGTGTTTACTCGCATAAGTATATTGTCAATTTCTGAGTACTGTGATACAAATGCCTTGGTACTTACACTATCAATTATGGATACCAATACCCAACTTCCTTTTCGAGGCACAATAATTAGCCCTTCGTCATTAGTATTTATTGCCGCTTTTAAACGGACGTATTTCATTTCTAATTTTGCTAAATCCTCATCTGCTTTTCCACTATCCAGTTCTTTTTTTATCAAGTCATAATCCGCATCTGTAATAATTTTTCGTACCGTTACTTCATACTCAGGGTTACCATCAACAACTTCAATAGTGTTGTTTGTTACTATTGCCGGAAAGGTATTTACTCTATCCTTTTTACTGGCAATTTGCTTAATAATATCTGCTATTTCACTCATGTATATAGGTGTTATGTTATCGTTTTTACTTCCTACAAGATGTTGTATTAGGATGCCTGCCTCATGGCTATATTGAAGCGATTATTTAATATCGTTTAGTTGAAATACATGCAGAACTAATCCGCATACTATCTTGTAGAATTATGGGGCTAAATTCGTGCTTTTATACAAATTCACCTAAGTTTTAAAGCGCTCAAAACAGTAGTTTCAGTAGTTTGTTTTTGCATTCAAGTCTTTAATTGTTTTTCAGGAAGTCTCTTTTATATTTATTGAGAAATTACTTTATTGTTATTCAAACCCCTCGTAATAACTGTGTAAATTCCTTACTAATTTCAATACAAATGCTTACTTTTAGTTCCTAATTATTAACTAATATTGCTAAAAATGATGTTTCTTCATTGAAAACCAGAAGACCATATTTGTAGGATATTGCTAAAAATGAATGTTTTAGCGCGATAATGTTATTAATATGTTAATAATATTCACTTTTAAGTGAATTAATTTTGTGATTAACTTAAAAGTGAATATGTTTGTAGAAGTATTTTCAGATAAAGGTAGTAAAGTTACCTTTTATACTATTCGTAAAGAAGATGCAGCTATTTTTGAAACAGAAGCTTTTTTCAGAAATGTGCATAATAGTGATTATAAAGAGGATGTTTATAAACTAACTAGATTACTATCGCATACGATAGCTAATAAATATGGAGCTTATGATAAATATTTCAACAGACATGAACAAGAAGCAACAGCATTACCACCTAAAAAATTTGCAGCATTTAAAAACGAAAAAATTGTAAGTTTTGCCTATTCACCATTGAGACTTTATGCGCTGAAAGTATCAGATTCAATAGTTATTCTTTTTAATGGTGGTTTAAAATTTACAAAGGGCTCAGCACAAAACGACCCAAATGTTAGTATTCATTTTTATCAAGCCAATGAATACGCTAAAAAAATAAGAGAAGCTATACGAGAAGGAATGATTATTGTGGAAGATAAAACAATGACTGACTTTCAAGGAAATACAGAAATACTAATCTAAAAACAACTATTATGGTAAATGAGTTTTTTCAAAAATTAATTGATGAAACCCCAAAAGATATTCAAATTTTTGTTGATAAATATGAGGATATAACGATGAGGATTCATGAGTTATTGAATTCAAAAGGTATGAGCCAAAAAGATTTGGCTGAAAAGCTTAATAAAAGACCTTCGGAAATAAGCAAATGGCTTAATGATGGTCATAACCTAACGTTAAAAACAATTTCAAAAATAGAAGCGGTTTTAGACGAGGATATAATCAATGTGCCACAAATCAAGTCTTTTACAGATAAAGAGGATGAAAATAGCTTTAGTGGGGAAACAACTTTCACTGTTATTAAAAACACCAAGAAAGAAAAGCTTGTTTTTGATAATGCTATAGTGATATCGGATAAAATAATTAAAAAAAGAATTGCTTAAAATGGATAAGAAATTTAATCCTGAAAAATTAACAATAACCGATTTTAAAGTGATTAAGGGTGAAATTGAAGCCCCTTTTGAATTTGACTGTGATGCTATTAAGGATTATGAGACAGACTTGTCATTTAACGCATCATTTATTGTAGATAAAAAAATTATTAAAGCTGACATAGGCTTTGTAATTGAAACAAATAGTAGTACTGAGCAAAAAGAAGCTAAAGCTAAATTTGATTTAGTGTATGTTTTTAAAGTAGAAAACTTACAAGAGTTAATTGTATTAGAAGAAGAAAAAATAGTAGACTTTGAATTAGCGCTTTTGACAGCAATTGCAGCAATTTCGTTTTCAACATCAAGGGGTGTTTTTTTAACTAGACTAAAAGGAACTGCTTTAAAAGATTATATGCTTCCAGTAATTGATCCTAAAAAGCTATTGGCTGAATGGATTGAAGTAAAAGAATAAAAAAAGAGCTACTTATTGTAGCTCTTTTTTTATTTCACACAATACTTTTCCTTACTAATTTCAATACAAATGCTTACTTTTAACTCCTTATTTTTAACTAGTATTGCTGAAAAATGTATTTTTGACAAACACCAACCTGCTATGGTACGGTGTTTGTAATACCTACTTAAAATTAACTAACCTGGTTCTCTTAACTGAGACCGAAAACAACATTACACATGAAACACTATTTTATCACCCTTTTTCTAGTACTAAGCCTTAGCCTAAATGCACAAGAAACCGCAACTATTGATACTCCTACACAAACCGAATTGCGTAGTGAAATAAGTAAAAAACATGATGATGGTACTAAAAAACAAGAACGTTTTTTTAATACTGAAAACAAAAAAGTAAAAACTATTAATTATTATGAGAATGGAAAAACAGCCTCTGTATTTACTTTTTATGAGAACGAAAAAAACAAAACTGGGACACAGTATAATAAAAAAACTGGAGAAATAGATCAAAAGCGCTTCTATTACAATAGCGGTAAAACAAAAGCTAAGATTTACTATGAAACGGTATATAATAGTACTGCTCAAAAACAAGAATTAAAGCCACAACGCATGTATTTTTATTATGAAAATAAGAAAGAAAAATTTGTAGCTTCATGGCAATATGGAACCTTAAATGATATAGAATATTATAATAGTGAGGGGCACAAAATACGTAATGTAGGCCTTTCCTCAAAAGGGTATAAAGTAACCGAAGCATTTTGGTATTACGGCCATATACACGGTTGGGCATTCGGATATGACAAGGGGGGGAATATTATTGATAAATCTTTTAGCTATAAAGGTAAACCTGCAGACCCTGCAGATTACCCTGAATGGGAAAAACATATTACCGAGTTTGATAAAATACCAGCCTTGGAAAAAGAATTGGATGGGTTGTTGCATCAATATGAGTTAGTGAAATAACGAGATTGCCACAACTTTTTATCAAAAGTCTCGCAATGACGTTATGATTTTATATGAAGAGATAGCTTCACTACCGATAGCAATCAGGACGCAATGACAATAAAAAAAGGAGCTACCATATGGTAGCTCCTTTTTTTATTGAGCCCCCTCCTTTTAAAGGAGAGGTGTCCGTCAGGACGGGATGGTTATTATTAAGCGTAGCTAATAAACATTAACCCCTTCGCCTTCGGCACCTCCCCTTACTAGGGGAGGAATTAATTTTCTTTTATTTCTTTTTTAATCTCATTTACTGCTTTTCCTAAAATAATTTCTTGTCTAAAACCTCCTTGCCCAAAGGTATAGTTTACCGCATCAACATAATAATCAGTATTTCGGTGCGTTTCTTCTTCCTCTGTTTTTTCTTCTTTTTCACGCAACTCCACTACACCACCATGGCGTACAAAACCACCAAAGGTTTTTACATCGGTATCGCCTGTGTACAACACATCGCCAAAAGTAGTTAAGCTTCCTCTAAAGCCCTCATAAACCAATTGTTTTAATTTAGTGTCCGCTAAACTTTGATATTGAGTTGAAAAACCCTCTTCAGAAAAACCATCATCTGAGTCCTCACCTCCACTTAAATCTACCTCTGAAGTATTAATGGTATAACTGATGGTTTGAGTTATACCTTCTTTTATTACAACTTCTTCTCCATTTTCTTTGAGTAACTTCCCTGAAATATCTTTTTTATCTGTTACCGTTTTACCGGTAATTTTATATTTTACTGCTACACTTACATCCTCTAAACTTTTGTACTCCAATTGGTCGGCAATAATATTGTTGTAAAACTGAAATACTGGCCTTGGTTCCTTTTTACTAGGGGGCTTTTCTTTTGGATGTGGGGTAGCGGTAATGTGTAAATAGGGCATGTAGGTAATACCTTTTTTTTCACAACGGATAAAGCTATGCAATCCGTACTCATCGCGCAAGCGTTCCAACACCTGCATTGGGGTTTGTTCCTTTACCTCAAAATGCCCTAAATTAAGGTCAATAATATCATCAGAAAGTTGTATTGTCCCTTCTTTAATTTTTGCACTAAAAACTTTGTCTGCTAATAGGTCTTGTACCGTTTTACCGTCATAAATATTGTTTATCAGCCCTGTTTTTAGTTTATACATGTGGTCCTCACAAATAAGCTCAATAGGTGTGCGTCCTTTTACATCGCGTATAATACCTTTAAAGGCTAAATTTACTGGGGTGTCCTCTTTATCCAAATCATAGCCTAAATACACTTCAATTTCTGGGCGGTCTTTAGACCATTTTTTTAGCTTATCGCGTAATTTAGTTTCGCCTAAATCCTTTTGCATAAAACGTGGTAAACTTATTATTGCAGTGTCAGTAAAATTACGCCAGGAGCTTTCTATTTGTATTTCGTGTACAAAATTGAGTGTAAACGGCTCTTCATCAGCTCCGTTTTCATATATATCTATTTTACTATGTAATATTTTCATATGTGTATTGGTTTTATAGGTATGCTAAACAATCCTGTTCAATTTTTTCTTTTTTTTATAACACTTCGACAAGCTCAGTGTGACATAAAAACAAAAAAAGTATTTGTACTTGTTTAAATTCAAGTACAAAGGATATAAAAGCGCAAAGAACAACGGAACATCTATTTCTTTGGGAGTATGATTTTTATTATATGATCCTTGTTGTTCTTTTTGCTTTTAGTTACGCTATGCTTCACTCCCTGTTTTATGTTTATTATTTTTGAATACATACATCAATTTCTGAAATGAAAAATGATGTATATATTAATACTAACCGCTACCAAAACTACTGGTATATCACTTTATAGCTGGGGAAACTATTAGCAGGTACAACCTATTAAAAAAGTACTATGTGTAGTTTTGGCGGGGTTAGCTTTCCCTATTTTACTTTTCAAAATCAACTTCCTTAGCATAAGCTCTCGAGGCATGAATTAATCAATACCATTTTTCTTTCGAGATAGACTTCTTAGAACCAACCCCACTGGTGGGGTTTAAGTTAAAATAGGGAACTGCCCATGTTACTGTGTTTGTTCTAAAATAGGTAGTCATGCTTAAACATGTAGCTATTTTCAAGAACCTTGTTTAAGTGTAGCAGTTGTATTATTTTTAAAAAGGATTTAACCCTGATGCTAATGATCCTGCAGCAGCAATACCTTGTTGTTTTAACTCGCCTAAAAAGTTTTGTTTTACTTCCAATGGCACTTCCGATATGGCATTAAAGCTAAAAGGTTGTATGTTTTTAACCCCATCGTTCCCAGGGAAATTAAAGTCGGTAATTACCAATTCAAAAATTCCTAGTTTGTGTAATACGGAGTTGGTAATTTTTAATTCTCCTTTATGTTCCATTAACTTACGCAGCACCACCACTTCTGCAGTTGGATATCCAGTACCATTAGAAGCTATTATTCCGTTAACGGTTATGTTATGGTCATTATTTGAAATAAACTCCTTTATGGTATAGTCCCTTCCTTGTACGGCAGTAGTTACAATGTTTTTACTACGGCTAACTTCCAAGGACACGCCATCAATTTTAAATCCTGATGCAGCACCTAATGCTTGCTTGGCAACATCTAAGGCAGCTCCTTTGCCTCCAATTTTTATAGGAAAGTGAATAATTAATGGGGCAAAAACGGGTAAATTAAAGCTCCCTCCGGTAATTGTAAAAGCGTCAATTTCAGTTAAATCCTGCAAGGGTTCAAAAAAAACATCCTCAGTTAAGGATTTTAAGTTATTGGCATATTCCGACGCACTAGTACTGTTTAACAAATTACCTACTGATGTAGCGGTACTTTTTGCCTTAATACTATTTAGTAAATTCGGAATACTATATGAAAAATTACTCATGATTTTTTATTTTTTAATCCCACTGGTGGGGTTTATGAATTGAGATTTCCCTCAACAAATAAATAATAATTTTAATTCATGCCTCACATACTTGTATTGAGACCGTTATTTAATGTCGCAATACAGTAATATTGGCTTATTGTTATTGCCTAGAAAGTGCTGCCGGGAGATAATAAAAACAAAATAATAATTATAATTCCGTGTAAAATTTTAAATAAGGCAGCACTTTAAGGCAATGTATATTGTTAGGCCATCATACCTTTAGTAACGTTAACGTTTTGTTCAATTTCAACATCTCTAAGGGCGTCAAGCAATACTTTTTTAACTGTTGATTTTACTTCTACAGCTGATTCTTTTAAATTGGTAACGTTTATATTCAAGGTTTGAATAAGCGAGTTGATCGTGATTGCTTTTTGAGAAACACCAGCCAAATTAGCACTATTACTTACTCCTGCATTAGAGTAACTTTTAGCCGTATAATGACTGCTTTTAATTACAGCACCATCCGCACTATCTTCTTTTTTTGATTTTCCTTTTGCATCAGAAAGCGTAAACTCCTTTTTTTCTTTCTTTTTAGGATCTTTTTCAGCTTCTTTTCTTACTTTTTCAAGTCTATCGGTATCCAAGCCAAAAAAACCTGCTACTTTAATTAATTTATCCGTAATCCAACCAAAAAAGCTCCCTATTGATTCTTTTATGGATTTATAAATACCGGAGAATATTTGACTAATTTTATTCCATAAATCAATTAAAGGCTGTACCGCGGGCTCAATAAATTCCCAAATTGCTTGTCCAACTGCACTGAAAAACCCAACAAGTTTTTCCCAAACTTGTGCAAATATGTCGCCAATTACGGCTATCATTCCTCTAAATTCAGCTATGTTTTCCCATAACCATTCAAATGACTTGATTACTACTTGTACAGCTGTAACAATGGCCATAATAATTCCAATTGCTAAAGCAATAGGTGGAGTAAGTCCTGCAACAACAAGTCCTATTCTTCCTAAAACCGGTAATAACCTTCCTACTACTGGGATTATTCTTCCAAAAACACTTAAAATTGGTCTTAAAACTCTTGTTACAGTGCCCATTACTGGGCCTAATTTTCTAAAAAGCTTTGTTATTTTAATAGCTCCTTTTGTCAATCCTTTTCCGACAATTGGTATTTTTCTAGCCTTCATCATCCCCTTGGTTAAGACAGTTCTCTTAACTGTTTGAGCTGCTGCCCCTCCACCGGCAAACCCATTTATGGGATTCCTAACTGGTAATACTGCATCACAGCAGCAGTCTGTACTTTTACCGGCAATACTTTTTATTTTATCAAAAACACTTAGTGCTTTGCTTAAAATATTTCTTTTAAGTTTTATACTACCACCCGTAACAAAAACTTTTTGAACTGCATTTGTACTAGTGCCTGTATTCCCATTTGCATTTTTTGAAGAGGAAAACATGCTTTTAAAATTATCCCAAGCCTGTTTGATATTATTAAATTCTCCTGTAATTTTACCAACCTTTTCGATAACCTTAAGCAGTTTACCAATAAAACCTCCTTTTTCCGTAGATTTCTCTACTACTTTTTTTGGCTGTGCAACTACTGTTGCAAATTTTTCTATTGAATTAGAAAACTTTGCAACAGAGTTGTCAAAAATACTCGATACACCATATTGATTAATCGTAATGGCATTTGAAGCACTTTGACTTGTGCTAACAGCTACTTGAATATTGGTTAAAATATTCGTTATTTTATTTAATGTAGTCGTTATATTATCATTCATTACTAAATAGTTTTGCGATTGCTTTACTCATTATATATTCTTGTTGTTCTTCTTTAAACTCGTGTATCCACAACGCCTCTCCCAATAGTTGATGAAATTTTTCTTCTGATAACAGATACGGATCTGTTTTAAAATAGTATCTAATTAGAGCCCCAGCTTTCAGGAGCTCATCCTTTCCTTCTTCTTTCGAAATAAGGAAAGGATCTAGATCTTTTTTGCCTTTGCCTCCTTTGGTTGTGTTAAGTCAGCAAATGCAGAAATTACTCCTAATTTTAAATCATCATCTTTTGACACCTCTTCATCACCACCTATATAACAGTTTTTAAACAATACTTCCAAGGCTCTAAACTCATCGGTTTTAGAAGCTTGCAATACTGCTGCTCTGGTTGCCATAGTTGGTTTACGGAAATAACTGAATAATGTTTCTTCTTCATCATTTTCAATTTCCACTTTTATCAATTTTCCGTACTTGTTTTTCCAAGCCGTTAATTGTTGTAAAGTGATATTTCCGTCTAATACTTTTGTTGTTTTTTTTGTAGTCTCCATTTTTATTTGTTTTGTTTTTATTATTTTGTTTTGTGTGCCTTTAATAACAACCATAGTTATTTTGTTTTTAACTGTTTTATAGTTAAAAATACAGCCCCATTTGTATTGTGGATTTTGGGGCTGTATTTAGTATCAGGTAACTTTTAAATAACTCTACTAAATAATTTTATTCGTAAATTTTATCGAAATATATAAGACATATCCATGTCCAGATGAGTTTTAAAAGTATACTGATAGTATAGAAAGGCTACGAGAGTTTTCTTTACTTTAACTCCATTGAATGTGAGATATTCTAAATTCATATTCAGACTCAATCTTAGTATCTCCTTGTTTCATGTCTCTTTTGTTTGTTAAAAACTCACAGTTTCTAATAACATGATTGATAATTTGATCACTGTCATCCAAATAAGATACTGTAATATCAAAAGGAGGAATATCTTGCAAACGTTTACCTGAAGGTAACGCAGCCTGTAATGAGTCTATTTCATAAGCATAAAAAGAAGCTTTTGCAGTGGCACTATATTTTCCTGTTCCTCTGTGTACAGGCATATTACCTGCTCCATAATGGTTTACTTTTTCTACTGAGTCTTCATAACTCACTGCAGTAATCCCTGTAAAAGTTCTTCCTAATGCATCAAATGAAATTGAACTCCAATCACGTCGTTGTCCGTTTATTAATGGTAATGTATTCATGTTTATATCTGTTTTTTATTAATAATTTACTTAGTGTTAGGCTTTATCAACTCCAAAAGGGTTTTTAAATCCTAGATCTACACTAATTCTACGTGCTGTTCCAACTGGAGTAACTTCTGCTTTTATTTTTAATTCAGATGTTGCTAAAATGTTTTGTTTAGGATCAACATATACATCAAAAGCTGACACTTCCTGATTAGAAACCATTCCTTCTAAAGCAGCTCTACATAAGTTTTCAAAAGATTTAGTAACTGATTGCTGTAAATTACCATTTGAATTTACTTGAATAGCCATAGCTAATCTTGGTAATAATGCAGTACGTAATAAACGAACAGCTTTGTTAATGGTACGGTTGTTTTCAATGTATGTGAAATCTGATGTCCCTAACGTACAAGTATGACTATCGTTAAAGTATACTCCTGGTAAACCTGTATGCGTTCTAGCAAAAATGTACTTACTGTCGTTTAATGTATTTAAGGTTCCAATAGTTTTCACTTCTTTACCACCTACAAAAGCAGCTTTACCAAAACCTTCACCGCTTACATTAAATTTTTGAATCCATGCAATGTTTTCAGAAACTTTTGCTTTTGATACCGCTCCTAACACCATTCCTACAGCTGCAGAATCAGTATACGTTTTTGCTTTTTCAGCATCCATAGCTACTACTACTGATACATTTTCTGCATTTAATTCTTTTAAGTCAATTGCTGCATCTACATCAAATTTTTTCCCTTCTAAAATGATTTCAAAAGGCATGTAATCTTTGTACGCATTATTTGCTTCTGTTTGTGCCGCTTGAACCGCTTTAGTTGTTGAAGTTGATTCTCCTTGAACTGTACCAAATTCTGAAACAGTACCTGAAAAGATTACTGCCATTTGGCGGATAGCTCCATTAGCCTCTTCTTGCATTGCTTTTGCTTTTGACACAACATCGTTGTAAGCAGTCGCTGCTACTGCTGGTACTCCTACTACTTGAGGGCTAGCTGAAAGATCTTCTACTACTTCTGCAACAGCTTCATTAGCTTTGGTTCCCATAATGAATAAATCTCCTGAAGGATTCATTCTGAAAAATTGCTCAATTTGATAGTGTGCAGATTGAGTTTCGCTGTCATAGTCAGCATCAATCCCTAGTGCTTCTGCATCTTCTACAGAGGCCAAGCGATACAATTTTTCTTGTTCAAATAACTGTACCATACCTTCTCCTTTGGCTGCGTCATATGGCGTAGCTGGAGCACTTGGTGCAACACTTGAATAAGTTGTTTCTAATTTTCCGCTAACTAATTTCTTTTCTTCAAAGATATTGTCTCCGTCAAAAAGCAGTCCAGAAACCATGTCTTGGTCAGGATTTCTTCTTCCTAATCCACCTGATAGTTTGTTAATTACTACGTCGTTTAATGTACCCATAATATATATTTAATTGTTTAAGGTTTTAAAAATTGTACATACCTTTGGCCGTAATGAGTAGTTTTGAGCTCATTATTTTCGTGGTTTATGTGTTAAAATTATTTGTGTGTCCCCTCGAAAATGAGGTTACTTTTTTAAAGTGAATAACTTGTATTCCTTCTTCAAATTTATCATCAATATGATGTGGTAAAAGTGTTATTTGCTAGCAGAACAAATTTACAATTAGCTATTGATTTCACCTACTTTTTTGAACCGTGAAATCAGTAGTTTCAGTACTTTAGGCACTAGCTTGTAACGAAACCCCTTCATTTATAATAGTATAAATAGTACGTTCCGTTAGGAATAATGACTCTGATAATTCCGCAACAACAACTTTCATTTGCTTTGCTTGATTAATATTAATATAGTTTAATACAAAGTCCCTTCTTTTGTCCAATAATATTCTGCTTCTTTTCATTAGTTTAGTTTAATTTTTTTTGTTCTTACTTTTGTTTAAAATCAATTTTCAAACAATTATTTTTTAATCTCTACTACTTTAATTTCTCGAGAATCAATTTCATTTGTGTCAACGTTTTTCACTTTATTACCTATGGTATCTATAGTTTCAAATGCTATTACATCACCATTCTCGTCTAGGGTTACTGAATTATCTTCGGTACTGTCATTATCTAAGTCTGAATTTTTTATAATACTAGCTTCATTAGTTCCATTGAAATTAGTAGACTCGTTTGAACTCGTATTAATAAACAGCTTCCCTTTTACGGTGTTTTGATTGTATAAACCAATATAATTACCGTCCGTTCCTGAAGTTAAATCATACCCCATATCAATTAAATCACTTTGAGAATGTCCGTTGTAAATAAGATTATACTTCTTTTTAATACTGGTATCAACAAGGAAAGTTTTATAGGTCATTTCCCAAATAAAGTATTTTGTTTTATCCCAATTATCTAGCTCATTACTATATTGTTTCTCTCCTGCTTTAAATATGTTTTTTTCATCTATTAAATCTCCTGCAGTATTTGTATTAAATAAAATTGCTTTGTCAACACTATGAGCTACGTCAAAAACTGATTCATAATCTTGCCCTGTAGATGGCAATACTATATATATGCAAAAAGTAACTTCACCATTATGGATTTTCTCAGAAGTAGATTGCCACTTTATATTATCATACTTGAACATTAGTAGAGGTTCCGCAATAGATGCACTAAAAACATTGTCATTATATAGACTAACTTTAGTAATGTTATGAACGTTAGCTTCGTTTATGAGGCGTGCTTTTTTCTCCGTATAAAAATCTTTTAGAATCATATGTTGTAATTATTTTTGACAAATATCAAACATATGTTTTGATTATACAGCATCATATTACGGATATTAACAGTAGTTTCAGTAATATGTCTTAATTTATGCAATTGAAAAGACCATTCACCCCAACAAACAAACATTTAATCTATTGATTTTCATTAATATAGTTTTTTATTGAAAAAAAAGCTGATTTTAAGATATTTTAACCAATTATTACTTAATTTTACAACATATTATGGATTACTAGTCTAAACACCTTAAATAAAGATAAACATATTACATAATGATAAAAAAATACCCCAATGGAAATACATGCCAGAATAAAACACATTATTGAGCTGTTAGATTTAAATAATAATTCGTTTGCTAAACGAATTGGAGTCACTAGTACCACCGTAGATAGTATTACCAACGGAAGACTACAGTCAGACGGAAATAGAAAACGCACTAAACCGGGTTTTGATTTATTAAATAATATTATTGCACAATGTAAAGTGAATTCAGAATACCTATTTGGTAACAGTGATATTGTGTTTGTAAACGAAAAATCAAATGTGCCTCATTTAGGAATGCCTAAGGTTATTACTGTAAATGATCATGGTGAAGAAAATGTTAGTTTTATTGGTGTACAGGCGCGAGCAGGTTATTTAAATGGATATGGTGACCCAGAATATATTGAAAGCCAACCAACATTTAGTATGCCTACACTTACCAATGGTACTTTTAGGTGTTTTGAAATAAAAGGAAACTCAATGTCAACTACGCTGTATGATGGTGATTTACTTTTTGGAAAATTTGTAGATGACTTTGATGATATTGTTGATGGTAGAATTTACGTTATTGTGAGTAAGGATAATGGTGTAGTCGTAAAAAGAGTTTTAAACCGAATTAAAGAAAGTGGAAAACTAATATTAAAGTCTGATAATAAGGATGGGAACTACCCCATGTATTCCATTGACGCTGAAGAAATTTTAGAAGTTTGGTACGCTAGCATGTACGCCTCAAGACAAATGCCTGACCCTATAAATATCTATGAGCAACTAAACACTATGGAAGGAAAACTTTTTGAATTGGAGGAATTGTATCAAAAAACATTGCTTTCGATTAAAAAATAAACTTTTTACGAACTTAGTCATTTGTCTCTTTTAAAATTGAGTTTAAGTACAAACGCTGGTCTGTAGTCATTTTTTTATCCATTAATTCTCCCCAATCTTTTTTGTAGTCCGTATTGTCTCTGAAATGATTTATACTTATCATACCAAAAACAATAAAGAAAATAACTCCGATTGCTCCAAGCAATAATTCATTTCTACTATTTCTATCAAAGTGATAAGTTTTGTTAATTGTCGCAGGAAGCTTTTTATTTAATTGAAGAAGATTCTCATTGGTTTTTTCTAATTCATTTTTTAATTTCTGCTCTTCTACAACCAAAGTTGTAATAAAAGTTTTATACTGCTTTTTGGAAACTTCTAAATATGCTTTTATTAAATTCTCTGCTTCTACTAAAGATTTATTTTCTAACAACTTGACAAAATTTCCATCTTGCTTTTCTAAATGTTCTATTATAATATTTAATTGTTCATTTTCCATTACAGCTTTCTTTTTTTAGTTATTTTTTTCTTTTTCTTCTTATGGTTTAATTGTGAATCATTCATATCGCCTATTAAAATATCGCCAATGCTTTCATATGTATAACCCTCTTCATTTTCTAATATTATTAACTCGTTAATCTCTACTTGTTCTTTTCCAAAACTCTTTTTACAATCATTCGAATTATGAGATCCTGATAATTGTTTATCTATATTCATTAAGCTATAAGATCTTCCTATATCACTTCCTTTTATTTTATGTCCGTTATTTTTATTTACAAATACAATCCCTCTTCCTTTCAAAACTTTGAATCCGTTTTCATCAATTAACCTCTTAAATTCGTCAAACGTTTTACACTCAAGAATAGCGTGGTCAATAATATATTTCAAGTCACTAATACTTATATTTTTGTTTTCTAATTTTAGACTTGACAAACTCTTCAAGTTATACTTTAGCTCTAGCTCCCTACAAATCCGTTTAGCTTTTAAATGTGAATAGGAATCTGACAATAATTTCCCGTCCATTTTTATTCTATTAATTATCGTATGACAATGCTTATGTTGTGTATTAAAATGCTGAATACTTAACCATTGATTTTCATTTGCTCCAAACTCATTTAAAAAGTCTTCGGTGATCATTTTCATCTTTTCATTATCTATACTTTCATCTTTTGGGAAAGCCAAAACTACATGCATAACGTTCTTTTTACAACGTTGATTTAAGCCCTGAATTTGCCTAAATTCAGAAGAAACATATTTTACATTAGCATCGGGAAATAGATTATTAGCACTTAAAACTTTATGCTTCTTATTTGTTAAATAATGTATTAATCCATTTACATTACCCCCCATTACAATTTTTGCTATCATAGTAGTTTGTAATAGAATTAGAAACCTTTTTAAGTTCACTTACTAAGCTTTCTAATTGAATTTTCTCAGAAAGTTTTAATGTCTTATTATACCGAATTAATGTCCATAAGTTTTTACCTATAATCGCTAGTTCTCTTTTCAGAAACAAAGCATTTGCATCTGGTAGCATTTGCACTTTTATAGACCTATTCAATAGCAACGAAACGATATAGTTACTAATGGTCGTTTTATGATTTGATGCTTTTTTTTCAATCTTAGTTTTTGTTTCTGATGACACTCTAATGTATATTCTTTTATCTTTCATTTGTTCTATGAGCTTTAGCGAATAGCAAGTTCGTTTGAGAAGCGTGCGTACGAAAACACAACTTGCTAAATCAAATAATAATTTGATTGTAGTTTAACAATGGGAAAATAATATTACTTGAATAATTTTCTCATTCTCTAGATCCTGACTCTAAAAGAGAATAAATATCTTTGTGCTTAAAATAAACCCTTCCCCCAAGTTTTATAGGTTTTAAAAGCCCTTTTTCAATCCAGGAATAAATAGTAGGCCGTGTTGTAGAAAAGAGTTTTACAAGGTTTGAAATTGTGTACAAACTTAACTCTGGAGAACCTGAAGAGTTAACTGTTTTTAGTAAACTATCTTTTAATAGTTTTAAAGAGAAATCAGATTGATTATCTTCTTGATGATTTGGGTTAGATGGTATAAATTCTTTTACTCCATCCTTGTCAATAATTAAAATTTTCATATCAAATAAAGTTTATGTTATTTGATAGCAATTTATATAGACTTACAAAATGTTATTAAGCTTACCGTGTAACAATAATGCACGGTAACTTCATTTAACATGATTTAATTTCATTATGAATTTTAACTAACGATTTTGTTACTTTTTCTTCATCAATTAGCCATGCTTTATTCTCTAGAATGACTTGTAGATCTTTTGAATAAAATCGTTTTTTATTATTGTTATTTTCAAATTTACAACAAGGTTTTTCTGGGTGTATATGATCTAATCCTTCAAAGTCAGAAACACCTCTTCTCCCAACGTTAAAATCAATTTTAGCCTTGGAAGAAACACCTTTAATAGTATAAAACGATCTTGGTTTATCATTGAGTTGTAAATACTCTTCGAAAACAATTATCATTGCTTTTCGCAATGTAACTTGAGTATACTTTCTTTTCTTTATCACAAACTCTTTATCTCCTTGTTCTATAATTAGTTGATCGTAAATCTTAACACTGTACTTAAGCTCATTTCTCATTTCTGAAGTTAAGTTCTCAGAAGCTAAGCGTCTAATAGCTTCTTCTTTTTTTAAAATAAGTTCTTTCTGATTCATATTTTTAAACCCTTTTTTTTCTTCTTACCAAATCCTATATTAATAATCTTTTTCGCGATTGTTTTGATCTCTATTATATTCTTGGAGTAATACATCGCATTTTCTCTTAAATCTAAACCTGCGTATAATAATACCCCATCAGAGAATTTAACATTGGGTTTTGTTTGCAGAGAAGAATATTTAAAATCAAACAACCTCAGTATTAATTTGTATATTCTATCGTCCATTTTATTATATGACTTAGGATGAGTTTCCTTCAAAAGCTCATCAATACTTCTATTTATTGAATGAAATGAATCGGGTTTGCCTTTTCCAAAGAACACTTCTAAATCTTTTTTCTTAAACTCAGAAAACAATTCTTTATTAAGAAAATAAAAACACACGTAATCATATTGCCTAGATAAATTAAAGTTAATATCATCAATTATATAATCTGATATAACATTATCTAATTTAGTATCTAATAAAAATGACTCTTTTGAAAACGTTCTTCTTGAAAAATAATCTACTATATTTTGATATCTAGATTCATCTTTTTCAAACAATAGCAACACATACTTCCTACTATTATTTATAGTTATGAATTTACTATTAAAGATATTTTTAAGACTTTCCAGATACAAAGTATCATCAACTGAATTTAAATTATTAAGTTTTGAAGCAACAATGCAACTTATAATGTTCTTTAATCCTAGTTCATTAAAAATCACCTTATCTGAATCTTGATTCCTTACCCCTTTAACAAAGAGATCTTTAAAGCTTAATAGCTCATTTTGTGACATAATTTTATTGCGTTAGTATTCTATTCTAGAAATAGAATAATTAGTAATTAAAATTATTTTGCTAGCACAAATAATATATTTGTTCAATGATATGAATAATTGTTGTAACTAAAAAAAGTTAAAAAACTCAAAAAAACTAAAATTAAATCTATTATTTGAAAGGTACTTTTTTATTTGATAAAACAACAACTGAAAAAAAGATAAACTCTTCGTTATCACCAATCTGTGTTTCCGGAAAAAGTTATTAACAATTTTTATTAATTCTAAAAAAAATTGATTACTTAGTATAAGTATTTTACCCTATGAGGAATATAACAAAACATATTGACATTAACTCGGAAGAATTTCTTCTTTATGAAGAGTTAACTGATATTTATAGTTCTTCAGAAGTATATAAAGAAATAATTCATTTTATGGATCTTGCGTTTCCTGAATGGAATTCAAATTATGGGATTGGAAAATGGGCTCCAGAATTTATTAATTCTACTATTGAGAGTCTTGATTTTTTGCCTGAGTTCTCTAAAGATACTTCTTTGAATAATTTAACAGCTATTTATGCAGAATTAATAGATAGCTATCATAGCTACAAAGAATCTTATCAAAAGACGCTTTCAATTATTATTGATCATGAATTTAATCTAGATTATGAATTAGAGTTTATAAATTTAGAAGATGATGAAATCACTCAATTGTTCAATGATTTTAAAACGAACAAAATGAAATTAATCTATTTTCAGTTTTAAGAATCTATAAGCTTAAAAAATTCGGCTAACTTCAGTTCCCTTGATTCACAAATTTTCTGCAAAGTTTTAACAGGCATTCTATACCCATCATTTTGAAGAATTTTCCGTACCGTTTTTTCATCAATATTATGATTTATAGCAAAACTCCTATTGGACTTACTGTCCTTAATCCATTCTTTAACTATATAATTACAAATCTTTTTATTGATATCAATCATGTAACAAAGGAAAATCTTCGTCAAGAATTTAGCGCGGACTATCGAACGCGTTGGCGTTTTTTTATTTAAATTTGTGGAAACTAAAAACAATAACTAATTATGGAAACTAGCAAAGCAGTAAGACTGACATCCAATGAAATTAAAAAATTCATGAATTTAACATTTAATGAATGGACAACTAATGATGGTATAGGAAAAGGAGCTAATGAATTTACTTTTTTTAATACCATGAAATTTTATGAACTATTCTCTAAAGATTCTATTCCGTCAAGTATTAAATTAGAAAAACTGTACACTCATTTAACTCAAGAATACAAGAGAAGAAAAGAACAACATAAAATCACATTTATAAACTCATGCATTGAATCCTATTTTAATGTGGAGTTTGACAATCAAGAAACAGTTAAAAACTTAGCAGATGGATTTGAAGATTACGTTATTTCATTAAAGTATAAACAGGAATATGATCTAGAAATCATAGAAACACACTAATTAATCGGGAATATGTCGGGAATGTAAAAACAAAAAAGCTTGTAATTAACTGAAAAATCAGTATCTTACAAGCTTTACTTAGTAGCGGGAACTGGACTCGAACCAGTGACCTTCGGGTTATGAGCCCGACGAGCTACCTACTGCTCTATCCCGCGCTGTGAGTGCAAATATACGACTGTTTTCTTCTTTTACAAGTCTTT